CTTCTACGCTTTTTACATATCTATGCTTTTCAATTCCTTCTGTAATTTCTCTTTCCAACTCCGCTTTTTTATAAGCGTTTAACTTTCCTCCTATTAAATCATCTATATTTACGTAGAAATCAGTATTTTTATAAACATTATATTTATCTTTACGTGTAGCTAAGAGCAACAATATCCACTGTTCTACTTTCTCAGTATCATCTGTAATTTCAACTAACTTCCCATCCACTGTAACAAATTTATTTTTCTTAAAATCAAATTTAAAGCATCTGCCCAGTTTAGTAACATTGGTAGATGCTTTATTATCAATATTATTTACTTGTTCTAATAGATCTTCTGTTAACGTTGGAAACATATTATATCACCTTATCTATTACAAAAAATTTTTGATTGGATTCTGTGGCTACAATTGCAACTCTTTCTCCATTTTTAAGTCCCTCATGAGTAATGGTTCCACTAACCATGCCATCAGGGGATGATAGTATAAATGGTAATTGATATTCTGTAACATTTTCACATATATACAAATCTTTATCAGTTATAAAAGCTTTTCCTCCATATATAGAAATCTTTAGAGGATTGGTTTCTATTACAGTCCCCTCTAATATCCCTATATACTCTATATTTTCATTATTTTTAAACATTTTTGCCAGTTCTACATGCCAATTATTACTCACTATTTATCACCTAACTTTCACCCGTTACCCTAACAACTGCATTACAATTATCTTTATAATAGCCTGAAAATTGAGATATTTTTACAACATCTCCCGTTGTTGGACTGTGTATAAACTGATCATTTCCAATATATATTCCGACATGCTCAGAACCATAGAAAAAGACTAAATCACAGGGCTGGATATCTTCCATATCTACTTTGGTTCCCTCATTAACCATGTCATATGTATAAGCTGTCAGATTATATCTAAAATTCTTAAATACATATGCTACAAATCCACTGCAGTCAAAGCCATCTGGGGTTTTGCCTCCCCAGACATATGGAACTCCTAAAAACTTTTTAGCATATTCTATAATTTCATCCCTTTTACTACTTTCACTGCTGGAACTATCCCCAATGTTTTGTGCCTCTGAATATTCCACAGGATCTTTAAATGAAGCACTTGAAAAATCTATGGTTACATTAATTTTGTGTGCATTATTAGCCAACGTATGCTGTGCTGATTTAACCTTATAATATCCATCCACCCCATATTTAGAAATAGTAATGGGTATCATCCTTTTTGCCCTTATATCTTCACAATTTTCTATGTCTAGCAATGTAACAGTCAATTCTCTTTTTGTAGCATTATAACTATCTAAATATTTATCTGCAACATTTTGTGCCTGGCTTATATTCCCCTTGTCTATACTTAGAACTTTACTAAGCACTCCAAATACACCTATACTATTTTTATCCTGTGCATTGGCATAAGAATTTTTATCGCTTTCCTCACTGGTTATTACATATACGTTGTTAACCATATCTTCCATACTTCTGGTAATAGAAAAATCATTGCTGACTTTATACTCACAAGTTACTTTTAAATTGCTCACTCTGTCTATCCAAAGTACATTTCCACGCATCTCTTTAACGATTTCTTCTCCCAGTTCTTTTGTACATTGATCTAAAATATCGTCTATAATTTCAGAAACTTTTTTACCTTTATATAATTTACTAATACTTGTATTTAAAGTTGTACATGCCCCTCCTATTCCATATTTGCCAAGTAAACTATATATAGCTTGCTTGGCACTACTACCATTAAATTGTATTATATCTTCCTCATTTTTATTTAAATAAAATGCATAATCCTGTGCTGTATAACTGCTTGTTTTATCTTTGTTAATCTTTTGTGTTACCAATCCAGCAAAAACTACTTTATCAGATTTTTTCAACACTAAATGACTGCGTCCTTCGGCCAAATCTAAAATACTATCAAAGGTCAGCGTTACAGCTAATGTATCACTATCATTTGTCCAACTAAGGTTATTGCATTTAGGTAATATATCTACTGGTGTAGTGTTAGTTGCACCAGTATCTCCTATTATATAAGTGCTGTATAAATACCAGATAGCATATCACCTTACTTCTTTAAAATATCTTTCAATTTTTCAAGCATTGAAGCCGACTCTATAACTGTTTTCTTTACATTATTAATAACAGATTGTGGAGTCATATCTCTATATTCCTTTAATTCTATTTTGTACTTTAAGTCTCCAAATTCATCATTTGGAATTTGAGAATAATTTTCTACACTTACCGCCCAATCTAAAATTATGGGACTTATATTGTTTCCATTATCACCCCGTATAAGTACACACCTTAAAGGAACTTTTTTAGTCATTGCATTTTCCCACAGATTTATTATCTTATATGGATTCAACTGACTCTTAGCCCAGTTGTATTTTTTAGGATACTCTGGAAGCCAACAATCTATAGAAAAGGTTGTTAAACCTTTATTACCTATAATATTGTATATACCATCTGAATAAGTTTCAAATTCTTCATTTTTTGCACTCTTTGAAAGTTCAGGCATTGTAGATGGTAGACACGACAGCTGATAAATTTCCTCTCTGGCTAAATCACTAAAATAAATATCCAAATTATCACCTTCTACATATTTTCATATGCTAATTTAACTTTATTCGCAACTATATCACCTATTTCATTTGCATATTCTTCATTCCCTAATACATTTCCCTGTATTAGTACATATACCTTCAAGTCTCCTTTACCCCCAAACAGCTTCTTTGTATCAGTGGCATTTATAACCTTTTCTCCACCCTGGTAGTTCCTATAGTGTCTGCCAAATACAATTTCTGCTCCATATTCACTTGTTTCCCTTACTCCTTTACCAGCAAAACTTGTACCTGTTGCATACCCCATATAGCTCCCGCCACTTGTAAATAAAGGTGTATTGTAAACACTGCCATATCTTTTTTTTATATACATTATAGCTGCCGCAATATTGTGTATTGGATTTTTTATATCATTCAAATTTTTAAATTGATATTCTCTGAATGTAGAAGGCAGCATTTGCATTAATCCTGTTGCGTACTCATTCCCCACGGGAATATTATTAACCAAATTAGGATCACCTGTGCCTAATTTCCCAGGATCTCCAGACTCATAACTTGCTAATTTTAGCATCCCATTTAACCAGCTGCCATCAGTCCCAGTTATATTTAATGCTTGCCTTATCCAATCCGTTATATTGCCAGTAACCTCACTTCCAGTGCCGCTTATATTATTTACCCATTTATTTACAAATCCAGTAATTCCACCAGTCCAGCTACTTATCCAATTCTTTATATCTGTACCCTTCATGCCTTTTATTAGCCCTTTAACTAAATAACTACCTATATTCATAAACACTACACTCGGAGATTTTATTCCAAAAAACTCTTTTACTTTCTTTACAATGGACTCCGCTAGTTGTTTTGCTCCTTCTACTGCGTCATTTATGGTATTTACAATACCATTTTTTAGATTATGAACCATTTCTATGCCCCAGTTTAGAGCCTTATTAGGTAAATTTACAAAGAAACTGATAAAACTATTGAATTTTTCTGCAATCCACTCTCCTATACCAGAGATAATACTCCATGCACCATTTTTAAACCATTCAAAAGTATTCACTGCACTATTCCAAAATCGTCCTGGTAATCCTTCAAACCATAAAACAGTTTGATTGAAACTAAAAGCAATATCAGCACCTATTTTCTTAAACCAGGCAGATATTTGCCCCCAGTGCTGATAAATCAACAAAGGAATTCCAATAACCGGAGCTATAAATGTCAAAATAACAGGTCCCCATTTGAAAAAGAAAGATTTAAGCCAATTAAACAGTCCAGCAAAAAATGTTTTTATGGGAGCCCAATTTTTTACTATTAAATAAGCTCCCCCGGCAATTAAAGCAACTACTCCTATAAATATTAAAGCCTGTGGCGGTAGTTTAAATATTGTTTTAAATATTGCCCCAACCTTGGTAAGTCCAGTTAACCCTTGGGTTGCATTTTTTACTTTCTGTATGGTGCTAAGAAGTTTAATTATTTCTGTTGTTCCCTTTAATGCAGCCAAACCTCCTATTATTCCAGAAAACACTGCTTTTGTTGCATCTGGATGTGCAGAAGCTATATTAATTACACTAGTAATACTATCTATAACAACCTTTAAAGCATAGCTGGTATCATTTATAAGTTTTGTATTTTTACCACCAAACATATTTTTAAAAAAATCTGTAATTCCCATGTTTTTAGAAAATTTTGTTATACTATTCCACAAACCTTCTAAATTGGGTTTTATATTATTTATTATTTTTCCTATGCTTGTAAATCCATTTACTATTATATCTCCAAAACGACCTATACCACCATTTGTAAAACTGCCCATCATTGTTGTTAAAAATGGTAAAACTTTTACGCCTATTGTTTTTCCCAATTCTTGTAATTGTCCTTGTGCAACTCTCATCTGGTTAGCAAAACTATCTTTAGTCTTGTAGAAATCCCCATCCACATCTTTTAAAAGTTGTCTTAATAGACCTAACCGTGCCTGTACTTTTTCCGCCTGTGTTAAATCTACACTGCTCCCATCACTTTCAGATTCCGTTGGTTGAGTCCCTTTTATTACTTTTTGTAATGCCTCAGCTTTTTGTCTGGCTTCCAAAGATGTTTGACCATACTTTTTAATGGCCTGGTTATATTTTGCCTGTGCCACTTCTACATCTAAAGCAGTTTTACTAGCTTCTTTCATTTTACTAGTTCCTGTACCAATTCCATTAGCCATAGCATAGGCTTGTACTGCTGTGTCCGATATATCATATCCTAAAGCCTTCATAGGTTCGCTTTCGCCAGATATTGCAGCCCTTATCTTTTCAAAAGATTCGTCCAGAGATAAATTTCTAAATGATGCCAGATCTCCAACATATCCAGATAAAGTTTCAGACCATTTAACCAAATCCTGCCCAGATTGCCCTGCACTTTTTAACATAGCTCCAAATGTAGATGCAAAATTCTTGGCCTGCAGCTCATTTTCTCCGTATTTCTCCAATGCAGTTTTAGACCATTGGTTTATTTGTTTGTTCATATCACCAAATGTCGTGTCAACTACATTTTGAACTTCTGTCAAATCGCTAGCAAGTTCAATGCTTTTTTTGCCCATTTCTACAAGTCCAATTCCACCAGCTAACATAGATGCCTTACCTAATATTCCCTCAAAACTGCTTACAGCTTTTTCTCTAAACTTAACTACACTATTTTGTGCATGTAGAACTTCGTTTTGAAAACTTCTGGTATTTCTATTTACATTTAATATAGTGTTGCTAAAATTATCTTTAAGTGTAAGAATGCTGGCTATTATTCTTCCCAAATTCTCACCAACTTTCTTTTTAAAAAAAGAGAGAATAAACTTATTTTTTATCCTCTCCAAACATTGCTTTCAATTTTTCATTTTCATCTTTATAAAAACGCTCCATTGATTTAAAATACATTATCTTATCCATTTCTGTGGCATTTACTAGATCCTCTAACCTTTGTCCTTTAGTAATTAAAAAAGCTATACATTGCAGCCATGGATCTTTATCAATTACTTTTTTACGGTTTCAGTTACCTTCTTAGGGCTTCTAGCTTCAGATATGGCTTCTCCTACATTCATAATATCTATGTCATAAAACAGAAAATCTATTATATCATAAGGCTCTACTATCCCATATGCTTTATGCAATTCTTTATCATGCAGCATTTTACAAGTGTCATAACATAATTTCTTATACATCTGTTTGACACCTTTACTATTCCTTGTTTCCATCTCATCACTATATTCCAAAAGTTCATCAAAGGTTGGAATTTCAAAAACTAATTCCCCTTCTATCTTTTCCACATATATACTTTTATTAAATCTCTTATTGTCATTTTTTTGTAACTTTTTATTTATCAAGTCCTGCAAAGTCACTTTTACTTGCTTTTTATTTGTATCTACCATAATAATTTTCTCCCTCAATTAATATTTTTTATTGTATTTCTACTTTAGGTATTCTATCTAGATATTCAAAATCAGTAGCTGTATATGGGAATTCCTGTTCTACAGTACCAGAAGCCTCTAAATTAAATAAGTTCAATTCGCTTATATCCACCCCATAAAGGGCTATTCTTTCTACTCCGCCCCCTGGTGCAGCTTGTTTAACTATAATTTTACTGTCAAGTTCCTCATTTGCCTTTATTGCATCTGCCACTTTTCCGGCTAAATAAGTATCTACTTTCTTTACCGTTATGCTCCCCTCAATCTTATAGCCTTTCGACCTTCTATATGTCTTAGAGTCACCTACAAATTTTTCTTCCTCTGTTTCCTTAGTCAACTTCCCTGAAGCTTTTGTGCAAGTTGCCAAAGGATCAGTATCTATCCAAATAGTCGCATCATTTGAACTTATCACCAAATTACCTTTATTCAATATAACATCACCTCACTTCACAATTTAATCTAAGCCATTTTTATGTTAAAGGATAAATCCGTCATGCTCTGTAATATTTTTATATTTCCTGCTAAGAACAATTGTCTCTTATACGCCATGGATTTTACCTTCGCCTCATTCCAGTCTTTAGCATCAGGGTTTATCGCTATCCATGCATCTTTTTGTGCTACAGTATCTATATAACTTGTATTATCATAATTACTGTCTAAAATTTCAGAATCAGAATTTGCTAAATTTTTAAAGTATACATTAACTGAACTAATGAATAACATTTGATTATCGGTTTTATTCCTGTATTTACCTATAAATTCATTTTTATAGGTTTTTCGTATGTCATCCAGAATCAAATCTTGGGTTTCTATTATTTCTATATATTTAAAATCTTCTGTTTTATCTGTTTCCAGTGTAGTTAAACTATTTATTCCTGCTCCAATTCTTACTTTACCTTCATCGTTTTTCAACATAAATTTTCCTGCTTGCAAGGCTGTATTTATATCAGCATCTGACATGGCGGTTACACTTGTTAAATTAGTCATTTCAAGCCACGTACTGCCTTTTACTACATTACAGCCAGCCAGAAATCCTAAAAGGCTGCTTATAAATTTATCTCCTGTCTGCTGACCCCTGCCATCACTAAATATAACCTTATCTGTACCCAAATTAACCACAGCCTCACTATCTGGTGCCTCACTGGGATTATAAACTACGCCTTTTATAGTTTTCTTTAATATCCTTTGCTGCTTAATCCATGTTGACAATTCTCCTTGTTCCTCTGGAGTTCCCTCTGCAATACCTATCCAGCCTGTACTATATCCAGAAGCCACAGCTAAAGCATCTGCTAATGTAGCAGTTGTGTCTATTCTTATTACAGTGACTTTATTAGGCAACCCCACCATTGTATCTTTTATATATTGCAAGTTACTCGGCATATATTTTTCAACATCTGCAGTAACATCTGTAATAATGGAATAATCTCTTGTATTAAATGTTTTATCTGTATCATCTTTTAAAATTAATAAAACATTACCCCTTTCACTTCTTTCCACAAAGCTAGAAGCTAATTGTTTGAATGTTATATCAATATTTGGCAACTGTACGCTCATATTGAATTTCCTCACTTTTTAATTTGTTTTAATATTTACACATAACTCTTCCATCATTTCATATTCCGATGTGTCTTCTATTTCTTGTAAATAATAAAGCTCTAATTTAAGTTGTAATACCCCATCAACCACAACAAACTCTAAAGGATTGTCTGTTACCAAATAGATATAAAAATCTTCAGTAACAGACAATCCTTTTAAAAATAAGTTATTAAGTTTTTCTTGAACATCCAATAATTCAATTCGATTATTATTAGGGTCTGTAGGGAAATAATAAATCCTTACAGTTAAGTTGTTCTGTTTGCATATACTATTAAGCTGTATACTGTCATTCTGTTCCAAATCCACATAAAAACTAGGTCTTATAATCTTCTCCCTGATATTTTTATTGGCAATTTTAACAGTAAAATTTGTTTCGAGGAGTTTATTAATGGCATTTATTACATCTTTTATTGTTACCATTCACTCATAGCCCCTTCTCTCTTATCATTTCATCTATAAATGTTTCGCAATTGTCATAGTATTTACTCTTAAATCCCTCTTGTGCTTTTCCAAATGGATGAAAGCCGGGCACAAAACCTTTTCCGACTTCATTACCATTTTTATCTATTTGCAAATGTCCATATTCTAACAAATGTGCATGTGGACTAGAATTTATTGCCCTACACGCCATACTCCCATTATATTTATAAACTTTTCCACTCTTAAAACCGCTATAGTAGTTACCCGTTTCCTCTAATATGCCCAATTCTTTTGCCTTATTCTTTGTAGCTGTTTTAAGCTGATTGGCATTTTTTTTTAAAAACTTTTTACTTTCTTTAGGCAACGTTTCCTGCGCTAAATCTAACATATCTCTGATAAACTCATCCAAACCAGTTAAATTAAATCCATCTGACACAAATATCCCTCCATTTTTCTTTACTCATATTTCACTTTGCATAAGATTTCCCAAAATTCATTATTCTTATAATCCTTTTGGAAATATTCAATATCATATCTTAAACCGTCATTATCCATAAAATACATATCTATAGATAGGTTTTTTATGCTAAGTTTTCTACATCTAATTTTATGTGTTACTTCTGCATACTCTGTATCATTTTGACCTTTACTTATACTTCCTGTAACACTTGTGGGAATTACCTGACAAAATACAGATTTAATTTTATTGTACGTATATTCTATTTCTCTAAGTTCATTTTCACTTTCTGTTTTTCCATAGAGGTCTAATTTATTTCTTAAATCACCTGCATTCAATTCATCACCAACTTCCAATATTAATACGAAGTATCTAAATCACAATATTTAAGTTGTGCAATAAGTGCCTGTAATCCATATTCAAGTTTCTTTGAAATACTACCTATCAAAACTGGCCCTCTATTTTCATACCACTCGTTTATTAGCATTTTTATCGCCAACTTGGCTATCTCATCATTTTCATTTAAAATACATCCAGCATTAATAAGGTATTTTTCGGCCGCATCTAGCAAAGATTGTATATCTTCATCTTCATCCTCATAATCAACTCTAAGATACTTTTTAGCTTCACCTAAATTTAATATACTCATATTAATTATCCCTCCTTAAAAGCAAAAGAGAGAATAATCCCTCTATTACCCTGCACTAACTTCACCTTTCTTAACTAAGACAAACCCATTAGGGTCAAGTATTTTACCATCTGCTACAAGAATACCTTTGTCCACTATCTCGTTTTTATCATGGTCTGTATATCTAACCATTGTAAGTTGCATGTTTGAGTTTATAGCATAGTTATTCATATTGCCATATATTGCAACAACGTCTCCTACTGCTGCATCATCATAATTTGCTATTATGTCATCCTCAACCTCAACAACTGGCTTTCCTCCAAACCTTTCCTGTGGTCCTTCTGTTATACCGTAATTAACCCTACCTATAGGCTGCCCATTCTTGTCTACCATTCCATCAACATATCCTTCAAATGTACCTGAAGCCATATAGAATGAAGCACCACCCTTATAAGATAGTGGCATTTTGGCAAATACTTTCTTTTTCCATGCACTCCAATCTATAAATTCATCAGGTGTAAGAGTGACAATCTGTTCTGCAGGAATTCTATCATCTACTGTAATTCCTTTTGGCTGTCCTGACCCTGTTCCTTTTATAATTGCTATATCAAGAGCTTTTACAAATGCTTCAGCAAGTAAACTTACAAGAGTGCTTTCAAACATCTGCAAAGTTACTGTTTCAGCTAATAATGATGTTGATATTTTACATTCCAATCCATAATAATTAAAAGTAACATTAGCGTTAATCTGAATCTTCTGTCTATCTGAAGGAGTAGTCTCTCCAATCCATGATGCCGTTGGCTTGAGGGTAAGTATAGGTACTTGTACCCCGCCCTTGATTGCTAGTTTCCTTACGGCTGCATATATCTGGCCATAACTTTGTACCTTCTGGATTACCTCCTGAAGAATCGTAGTTGGTATAACCGCGGATGCATCTCCTGTTGTAGTTACGGCATCTGCATTTTTTATAATAGGTTTTGTGAATTCATTCTGTAGTATAGATGCCACTTCTCCATTTACGCAAAAATTCTTAAATGCCTCCCTATACTCCAAACTTGATAGAGTATCTTCAAATCCTGTCTTTTTCTTGGGTATATTCAAAGGTTCAGTCACCTGTTTTCCTTCATCATTAAATTGTTTTCCTACATCTAAAGCTTTCTGTGTTTCAATTTTAGCCTTTATATTGTCAATTTCCTTAGTGGAATTATTAAGTTCTTCTGCGGTCACGTCATCTTTGTTTATCAAAGCTTGTGCCTTATCCTGTGCTGCTCTCAATTTATCATAGAGTTCTCTTAGTTCCTTACTCATTTACTATCATCCCTTTCATTTTCATGGTTTTATCTAAAATCAAAATTGACTCTATCGGTATTTTCCCTTTTACTTGGCTAGATATTTTTTCTTTCAAATCAGAAATTTGTTCTTTCTCTAGTTCAAAGTTAACTTCAATTACCAGAATATCTTTATTTTTATTAAACTTAATCATATTATATTGGCTACACATTATAACTCCTTTCTACAAAATAAAAAGCCCTAAAGTTTACACTTTAAAGCTAACTTTGCTTTTAACTGCTTAATTTTTTCATCATATTCTGGTTCTACTTTAGGTTCTGATTGTTTTACTAATGAATTTTCCAGCTTATCAAGTCTATCAGTGATTTTATCAAATTTTCCATTAATCTTTTCTAATATATTCTTTATACCTTCAGGAACTTCATTACCACTTTCAGGATTTTGTTTATTTTTCATTTTCTCAATTTCCATAAGCTTTTTCATGGAACTATTGGCACAATTTTGAATGGATAGCCTATTGAAGCAAAAGTTCATAGCCTTATTTTGAGGTTCACCATCATCTTTTTTATCTGCATATAACATTTCATCTGCAAAACCATTCTTTATGGCGGTATTTACATCCATCCAAGTTTCATCATCCATCATTTCACTTATTTTATTTCTAGATCTACCAGACTTTAATTGGTATGCGTTAACAATAGATTCTTTCACAGAATCAAGTACATCTGCCTGTTTTCTCATATCACTTGCGTATCCATATATTGAACTTAACGGGTTGTGTATCATAAGGATTGCAACTGGTGACATCATTACCTTGTCTCCTGCCATTGCTATAACACTTGCTGCTGACATTGCTTTACCATCAATTTTAGTAGTTATTTTACCGTTATGATTTTTCAGAGCATTATAAATACCTGCTGCAGCAAATACCTCTCCACCATAACTGTCAATCCAAACCGTTATATCTTTACCATCATATTGTTTCAGTTCATCTCTAAAAACATTGGGGCTTGCACAATCAAATCCTAGCCACTCATATATCCAGACATCATCATCACTTACTATGTCACCCTGTATTCTAAGCTCGACTTCTTCATTTTGGCTATCATCTGTTTTGTTAGTTATAAACTTCCAAAACTTACTCATTGTTATCACCACCTTTATTGTATTGTTTGCCTACCATAGTAAGAGGAATATAATTTCCGTTTACTATCAGTTGGTCTCCACCTTCCTTTGGAGAATCTTCTTCTAATTTTCTGCACTCATTAGGAGTCTTAATCCCATTTTGTATAGCAGTTGCATAGGTTTCTATTCTACTTTTTGTATCCCCTCTAAGCATTACATCAGCACTAAACTTCGAATAAAACCCTTGTTTTATCTCTGACGTTGTAAAAATCTTATAAGTAGATTCCTGCTCATACATTGTGAGTATAGCCATCATAGTATCACTATAGAATTCTCTATTTGCTTCACTTGTACTGGAGTAAGAACTTTTTACAAGTTCATTTAACTGGTGCAGTTTAATTCCAAAGGCTGCACTGATTTGTTGTGCACTGTATTTTGTATTTTCTAAAAACTGTGCATCAGTTAACTTTAATGCAAGGGGTTGGAATGTATATCCAATAGGCAACAAACTTACCCTATTGACATTTTTAAGTCCATTAGACATTTGCTCAAATTTATTTCTAAATGTATTTTCAGCTTCTTGACTTAAATCCCCTATATAATTTATAATTCCTGCAGTTTGCATACCATTTTGTATACTATTTTTAAGAAATTCAACAGCCGAACCACTGGTATTTATAGCACCTTGCAATATTTGTATAGGACTAATACCCACTATTCCATCAGTTGTAAGGCTCTTAAAATGCATCAGATCATAACTTTGCAGCTTATGTCTCACCCCTGCATTATCTGTATAAACATACCAAATGGTATTTTTAGAACTTAAAAGCCCTGCATTATCCACCCATATTTCCATTTTAGTAGGATCTAATGGATAAAAACCTTGTATTTTACCTATATCTCTTCCATGTTCTATAAAATCAATCCATACATAGGAATTCCCATATATATTTCTAAGGGTTTCAACACACTTCCAAAAATCAGATGCACTCATATAAGGATTAGGTCTTAATTTCAAAAGAGGATATAAATAATGTTCGGTAGCTTTATTTATACCATTACTGTCCTGATATATCTTACATGGAAGCTTTCCCATTGTTTCAGAGAGTATTTTAATACAGGTATAAGTTATTACCTCATTTAAAGCATTCTTTCCACTTAAATTTAAATCTCCTGGAGCAATCCCTAAATACTGTATAAACTGTTTCATGTCAATAGGTATCTGCATACCATCACCACTTAACACTGTCTGGTTTCTTATCCTGTTTCTATATGCATTTCTAAAAATCATTTATTCACTTCCTTCGGATATTTTGCAAAATATATCCCAAGACTCAATAACACAATTCCCAGGGCATAAATCCCAATAATTTTAGACACTAAAAAAGTGGCTCCAATTATTGTTAATAAACCACTTATTATTAAAATATCTTCTATATAATTTTTAATTAGCTTTATTATTTTCATTGCATCAACCCCATAACTTATTTAGCGTATCCTCTGTAGTATATTTTGTAACATTCAACTTATATTCTCTTAATTCAGCCAGATACATTTCATGGGCAAATATTGCACTTGCTGGAGGGTCTATTCTTTTAAACTTACCCTTTTTCTTAAGTTTTATTTCTCCAAAGCTATTTGTATCCACCTCACAATTATCCAAAGACCATGTAAAGAGTTTATTTCCATCATGTACAATTTGCTGTACCTTGATTAAATCTCTAAAACTCACAGTAGCATTATCAAGCTTTGCACAACTCTGTGGTACTTTGACACACTCCCAACCACGCTTTTCCATTTCTGCTACAAAGAAATTGGCATAATGCTGGTCATATCCAAGCTTTCCACGTTTCAAATCATATTTTTGAACCATATCCTCAATGTGGTTGACCATTTCCATATAATCTATAATCAGGCCATCATTTGCGGTAGTTTTAGTAAGCCATCCTTTTTCAATCCATGAGTTATATGGTACATTATCGGTTTTAGATTTTTCTTTGACCACCATTTCCGGTATATAAGAGTGACTAAATACTGCATACTTTAGTACATCTTTATTATTTTTTTCATCAAACTCACTGAATTGAAATTCAAATGAATCGGATGTTAAATCACCAGTTTTAGATAAATCTGCTCCAATATTCACTCTGCAACCTCTAAAGTCTTCAAAGGATATTTCTCTTTGACATTTTTTCCAGTATTCAATATCAATGTATTTATCTTCACCAGCTGAAACATAGATATTACAATTTTTAGTAAGAAAATCAACCTTCTTACTTTCATCACTTGAATTTTTAGCAAGCACCATAAGCTCCCTTATACTTTCAATACCTTCTTTATATGTTGCCGCCACCGGATTAGCTTTAATCCAGTTAGTTTCATCATATGGCTCATCTTCTTTTTCAAGTTCACATATCATGACATAATATCTATCATTATCTATGGTTCCATCAAGTATACTACAGCAATCTTTATATTCATAGTAACAAGGTGTTTCCTCATAATCCACCCCTGCAGTAGTTATAATAACAAGTAATGGCTCCTGCCTTGAAATCATACCTGATTTCATAACATCATACATCTTGCTATCCGGGTGTGCATGGTATTCATCTATTATTGCCATCTGTGGGTTTTTACCATCTCCAGTTTTTCCAGCCTTTTGAGAAAGATGTTTTATAAAACTACTACTTTTTTTATGTCTAATTTCTCTCTGGACTATTTTAAATCTTTTCTTAAGTGCTTTAGAGAGCATTAAATCAACTTCATCAAATACAATTTTAGCCTGTTCTCTTTCCACCCCTAAAGTATAGATTTCTGCAGCATTATGTCCTTTAGCCCCACATTCATATGCAGCCATGCCAGCTTCAAGCTGACTCTTACTATTTTTTCTGCCCACCTGAATAAAAGCAAATCTAAATCTTCTATAGCCAGTATCTTTACATTTCCACGCTTCAATATTACATACGTTGAATTTTTGCCAGCTGTTCAAAACAATAGGTTTACCTTCAAGTACTCCCTTACTATGTTTACAATGTGAATACCACTTTATAATCCTTTGTGCCTCCCATTCATCCCAATAATAGCTCCAGGTATCAGTTTCCATTTTCTTGAGGTCATTTAAAAATCTTTGACAAGCTTGTTTATGCCTTTTACAGGCCAGTATTTTTCCAGTCAATATATCATTAGAATAGTCAATAAGTTCCTCAAGAACTGTATTGTATTTTTTAGACATCAGGAAAATCCTCATTTAGATTTTCTTCATCATCATCCAGTTCAGGAGTATTGGCCTGAATAATTTTAAGCCTTGCCGCCGGAGACAATCCAAAGTCACTTGAATACTTTTTAAAAATCTCAGCATATCTGATTTGTGTTTTTACAAGTGGATTTTCTTTTTGAGTAATTCCTGAATTATTGATCTCATCAACCCTGAGCATTTCTGTATGAAGTGCAATAGTACATCTAATATATTTATCCATGGAATCTGCAGTTATTGCCAGTCCATAAATATCTACATTTACAAGTATGTCAATTGCTTTAAGCTCCTTAACAATATCTTTAAAAATTTTCTTTCCTACTTTCCCAAGCCATGTTGGAGGGCGAATTTTATTACTCTGCAATTTCTCAAGTATCTTTTCCTGTTCCTGTCTTTTTTCAATTTCATCCTTAGTTAAATGACTTCTATTTCCATTTTCTAAGATAGCCTTTACAGACATATTTTTTCTTCCAGGCATTTTAAATTACCTCCAAAATTTTATTTCTGCATAGATTCTAATAGTGCTTGCACTTTCATGTGAATCTAAAATTCCAAGCCTTAAAAACTTCAAAAAACGAGAATTATTTATATGGAGGGGGGCATGCGGTCTTACAACAATGGTTTAAAATTTTTTTCATCCCCCTACCACAAATAAATATGCAATTTCAATTATTAAAACTTGCATTTATTAATTATCTCCTTCAATAATTCTTGAGTCCCTTTCTTGTTTTTATTATACATAGCACCTATCTTGTTATGACTTGCATCACTTACTGGAAATATATTGCTAACAGTAAGTCTTAAGCTCCAATCTTCTTTTAACTCTATTATGTGATGTCCTGTTGAAGCAGGAACAATTTTATTTTCTATAAAGTAAGCAAACAGATCTAATCCTTTATAATGTTTTATCACATAATCTCTAAGGGCTATCCATTCCTTTGAATGATAAAACAAAGTATATTGTTTATCTCTTTTATGTCTTATCTTAATATCATATCTTCTATTATTATCAGTCCTAAGTTGTTCATGTAGTTTCCTATGTTCCTCACAATACTTTTCATTACCTGGAATAATCTTATGACAATCACTAAAATTACATATCTTTTTAGGCGTTATATCACCCCCGAGTTTTACTCACAGTTTTACTTAATATATAGTGTGTTAAACTTATTTAACCTTTGTATTTAGTGCCTCTATGCCTTATATTTAGAGGGCTTATAAAGCATCCATATCATACAGCAATTTTATGAGTTTAACCTATACTCACTATGTCAAATACAAGCTGTATTTAAACACCAAAGTTCATATCATCTAAAGCTTTATCCAATGCCTGTTGTTCTACTCCTATGTATCTAAGAGTAATAAATTGGCTGCTATGATTAAATAATCTTTGAAGTAGAGCTATATCCTTTGTCTTCTTATAATACAAATAACCAAAGGTCTTCCTTAGGCTATGGCACCCTAAATCCTCTATACCAAGCATACCACCTATCTCTATTATTATTTGATAAGCTCTTTGCCTTGTTATGGGTTTGTTACCATGTTCCCCATGTTGTCTTGACTTAATTAAATACTCATAGGCTTCTTTACCTTTGCAATAATTCTTCAAACAATCTCTAACTTCTGGATTCAATTTGATACGTTTGAACTTATTTGTCTTACCTTCACGCAATACTAAATACTTTTTAATATTACCTTTCTTATCCTGTATATCTCCAATTTTAAGTTTAAGTATATCTGATATTCTTAAACCTGTATGAAATCCAAGCTCAAGCATAACATAATCTCTTTCGTTATTTTGTTTCGCATATCTTAATATTTGCTGCACCTTATTTATATTTTTTATAGGTTCAACTACATTCATACCACCACCTCATATTCTTAAAATAAAAAAGCCTTAATCCTTTTTTAATTCATCCAGGATAAGACTTTTTATTTTGCCATAACTTTAATACTTATGAAACTTTTCCTTTATTTTTTCTAGTGAAAAATATCTGTTTTATTTACCTAATATATTTTACGAATTAATATAAGTTATTATTTTATATATATTCTTCTTATCTGTAAAATCTATTGGCTTATCATATATAGCAAGCATACCTATTTCATCAGCTGACAACTCTTTTTGCTTTTTACTTTTTATTTTCCATTTCAATAGTGTCATAAGAAATTTATCAAAAGGATTTAGTTTTTTATAATTAAAGCCTCCTCTTAAATAAAAGAATTTGATATATTTTTGCTCATCTACTGTAAAGTTTTTATTTATAATTTGATTTATATCATTATCTCTTGAAGGTGATGCTCCTGTTGCAAAAACCACTAACCTTTTATCTTTAAGTTTGTTAATGTTCTTTTTAATTAGTTTTACTCCAATAATACCTACAGCATATAAACTTCCACCATAAACTACAGTATCATATTTATTCAACATATTAATATTAACCTTTGATGCATCAAAAATGTCTGCTGATAACTCTTCTGCAATCCACTCAGCATATTTCTTTGTAAAACCTGTTTTAGACTTATATATTACTATTGTTTTCATTGTTCACCTCTTTATATACAATGCACACTAAATTACTGTTCTGTCACAACTTCTTATAATTTCACAACAATTTATAAATAAATGATACCATTATATATCATAGACTACTATCTCTTAGCGTAGATTAATTATAAAATATTTATTCATTTTATGTATTATAACGGGTTTCATGGTAAATATTATCAAAAATTCACTCTCCTCTCATAATTGAAGCAATGCTTTTTACTAATTGTTTTGTGAATATAGGGTAATAGATATTAGTTTACTTTACCTGCCTTATAGCTCCCTTATGCCTTTTATAAAAAGAAGTTTCCATAAGTTCTTTATAATCAATAAAATTACCTGATTTAAATTCTTTTAATTTATCTGTATAGTTCTTATCCATAGATATCCTAACCAAATTTTCAACAAAATAAGGATTCTTAGGAAGTCTTTTTTCTAAAGCCAAATCTATAAGCATCCTTGCAACTCCTATATTTTTCACATGCGTATGGCCTTCTTTAAATATCTTTTCAGTATTTATAATTATGAAATCTCTACATACTGGAATTACTATAAAATTTTCTTTCTTATAAATCTCATTCAATTTAATCACTTCCTTTGCAACAAAATGAGCACCAGTAACTTAAAACCAGTGCTCTAAAAGGGGATGTTCTATTTTATTAATTTCTTTTTCATTTGCCAATCTCCTTGGAGTATCCCATGTTGTTACAGGGGCAACGTCTTTATTTATTACTATATCTCCATTAGGATTCGTCTTATATATAGATCTATTCTTTTTTATAAATGCACTATCGCCTATATATTTATTTGCCTCATAGTTAATAGCTTTTAAGGCTTCTCGCCTATATGCCAAAGCAGTTCTATGTTCACATCTTAAATGATTAAAATTTCTCTGAATACATTTTTTAACAGTGTCTTTTTTAACATTTAGCTTTCTAGCAATCTCAGCGTCTGTTAGACCCTCTAAATATAAGCTTTTAACCTTTTCTTTATTTAATGCCATTAAATTACCATCCTCTAAAAAAATGTATAGTTCACCCAAACCATAAAAGGGGACATCCTTCATTTCTATCAAATTCCATATATTCTTCTATATTAAATATTATAATCCATATATTCTAATATGGAGTGCCATTAAAGGGACATTAAAGGGACAAAAAAGTGCCATTTTATAATCCTAATCCTATACTCATTTTTTTTAATGCTATCTTTTTAATCCTTTTACACTGTCTTTCTGATTTATAAACTTTATAAGTAAATTCATAATAGTATAATCCATCTATACATTTATACGTTACAATCTCTCTTTCAACTTTATTTAATGCAGCTAAAGCTCTATCTATCTGCTCTATTTTTCTTTGCATATTTTTTATTCTGCTATTTAACAAATCTAATGTAATTTTTTTCGAATCATCCATTTCAGAGATATCATTATTCAAAACTTTTTGTTCCTCTTTTAAGCTCTCAATACCTGCTTTCGTGCTTTTATAATTAAATAGCCATCTTTCAGCTTCCATTGCCTTATCAAATTCGCTATTATCCATATCCATACCTCCAAACAAAAATGAAAAGGGCACCATTCCATCTGGAATAGTACCTCCTTAGTAGGTCAGTCCTATACTTTCTCTTTATATTTATTCATTAAATTAATGCTTAAATCTCCATTTGTATGTTTTATGTTTATTTCAAAAAAATTCAAATCTCCAGCTTTTTCAGCCGAATCTATTAAATTATCTACCACAACATTTATTTTGTCTTTTAATTTTTTCTTACTTATTCCCATTCTTACTACTCAACTCCTCTATGACTTTATATAAAGTAGGTTTGCTAATGTCAAACATTTTACATAATTCTTTTATAGAAGTTTTTCTTTGCTGATATAAGCTATAAATGGCACCTTTTTTAGTTGCATCTAACTTAGGCCTCCTACCGCCCTTTCTACCTCTAGCCCTAGCAGCAACCAATCCCTCTTTTGTTCTTTGTGAAATTAAATCTCCGTTTCTTAATTTATCCAACAA